CACCTGTAGGGATCTTACCCAAGGCTGGTTTAAGTGTGATTAATGCCATAGGGGGTAGAAGGTTTTGCTTGCTGATCTTACCCAGTACAGCATCCAATGACTTGAGTGAGTCACGATTCTTTACGTCAAACACAAAAGGGATATCAGTAAAGTTACCCGTAACTGGATCGCCATTAATGTCTACTGGATTCTCCATAGAGACAAGACCAAAGTAGACTTTAACTCGCTTAACACTGCGGATCAAAGTCTTTGTAGACTCTGGCAAAGCATTAAAGTCTTCAATGTAACCAGAAGGTCTACCCAAGTTAACGCCGCCAATGCTATCCTTCAAGTCACCATTAAGAGAGTTAGACAAAACAGATTTCTCCATCTCACCTGAGTCTCCATTCCAGCGTTGCCATTGGTTACGTACAGCAAACACACGGATAGAAGCAATCTTGCTATAAACTACCGTGTCACCTTGCGTGAGTTTGTATGCACCCTTTGGCATAACAGGTTTCATGAGGACATCCCCATCAACCTCTACTTCTTTTTCGATAACGTCTTGGTTGACGTTTAGTCGTGCAACTGAAGGTGTGGCACTTTGAGTAGGTGTGCTAGACACACCGATCAACTCTGCCATAGATTGTCCACGTTCTGCTGCAATTGATAATTCTGTACTCATGTGTTTCTCCTATATGAGTAGTTTCGGAACCTGTAGTTATACATTATACGTCTACTGTGTCAAGCCAATTAGGTCCGATCTTGGATTCTAAAAGTAATGGCACATTCATTCGTATTCCATATACCTTTTCAATTATATCTGTCAACTCATTATTCATATTATTTACGAGTTGTAATACAATTTCTTTCTCATCTGGATGAATGTCTACTACAACAGAGTCATGAACTGTATTGACAATACATGAGTTAAAGGGGCGCAGACGTTTGTGCATTTCGTTTAGAACAACAGGCACTACATCCCCTGTTGCAAATCCTTGTACTGGATAGTTCTTAATGTTGGTGAAGTTTGTCACTCCTCCATAAGATCTACGCTCAACGTCTGGAAATGCATACTGCCTACCAGATATGTTTGTAATTTTGTTGAAGCGTAATGCTTCCTCTGCTAAGTTCTGATGCCAATCAGCTACACCCTGGTACTTCTCTGTAAAGTGTTCATAGTAAGCCTTCTCAGCTTTTGATCTACCATATCCTGTAGCCCCAAAGAGGGGTGCAAACGTATGCTCCTTGGCTTGCTGACGTGTTGTAGGCTGGCCTGCATCAGAGATAACTTTTGCTGTATAACTGTGTACGTCAAAGCCTGTGTTGATCTCTTCCATAGCAATCTCATCCTGAGCCAGGAATGCAGCTGTACGAAACTCTAGCTGAGCAAAGTCGGCCTCACAAATGTAACCACCCTTCCATCTTGATACAAATACTTTCTTAACAGGAAATGTGTTACCTCGTGGCATGTTCTGCATGTTAGGGTCACGCCCAGAGAAACGGCCTGTAGCTGTAATGTGCTGTGTTAAATTTACATGGAGTTTGCCATCCGCTTTGGTATGAAATTCAATGGCGTTAACAAAGTTACTGATGTAGCTGTTGACTGCATTCAAACGCTTCATGTCCGTAAGCAAGTCGATAGCTTCCTGCATGTTATTGTTCTTTGCTGTAGCAATCAGAACATCTAATTCACTCTTACCTGTATTAAAGCCAGCGTCACTAGCCCAATCCTTATTAGGTGGAAAGAAACCCAAGCCAGCCATCTTATTTATCTTGCGTAGCTGATAGCCTCTCGCATCACAATCCTTACATTTATTAGGTTTGGAATACTTTGTGCCATCTTTCTTTACTTTATAAGTCTTCCCTTGGCCTTCACATGTAGGGCATGTGAAAGCTTCTGTCTTACGTATAAGAGTGGAGTTAGTCTTTACAGTACTCTTAAACTCTTTATTATCTTTTACGTAATCAAATAAACCTTTCCAATCCTTCTTGTTATTTATCTCACGAGAGAAGATAACTTTAGACTTCTGCTCTGGTGAGCGGAGGTTGATTGGAGTATCCCCCATCAAACCACGTATCTTATCCTGAAGCCGTGTCTCTATAGTGGCACGTTCATACTCAAACTCTTTACGAACTTCTTGTAGCGCATCTAGGTCTACAGCTACTCCTGCCATGTATACTTCTGTAAGAGTTTTACAGGTATCAAAGGTGACATCCCTTACTGCAATAAGAGACTGATTGTCTGGGCTTGCAAACTCTTCCTGCTGCTGATGGAATAGCTCACAGGTTGTAAGTAGATCAGACCGCAAGTAAAGGCTTAGCTTACTGAGATCCGTCTCGTTAGTATTGATGCCCTTCTTTAAGCATGTGGACAGGTAATCTTCTTTTTGTTCTGACAGACCTCTACGTACTGCTGTTACAGCTAAGCCAACAGGATTGCGCTGTCCTTTATCAAGAAGATACTCTGAGAGCATGGTATCATATATGTCACCATCATACTTGAAGCCACACTCCCAAAGCCACATCATGTCATGTTTATTATTATGACAAATTAGCAAAGAAGTTTTGTCTAGTATAGCTTGTACAAACGCACGCCCAGACCCATCCACATCTTTCTCTTCGTTGTGATCCAGGTTGATGATATGTAATTCGTCTGTGTTATCTGCATTAACTATGCCCACTTGAGTAAGGCTATTGCCCTTCTCATAAGGGTCATTACATATTACAGGTTTACCCTTGGCATTCTCACGCCATGTAATACTATTCTCTACGTCTAATACTATTCTCATATACTCTCTCTCTTACGCTCTAAAGGTTGCCCGATCTCCATCTAACATACAAATAACTCTACCGTCAAACCCGTTTATTTTATTTTTAGCAAAGTTGATGTGCCGTTCTGGGTTGATGCCTTCTCCCTCGACATCTTTAGTTTTAGCAATCAGAAGCATCAGGTCAGCCTCTGCAGCCTTGCCTGTCTTTGACCCTTCCATCATGGATTGATCTAAGTCTACCCTACCTTCTGCTACAGCTGATAGTTGTGACATCCATAGAACTACGCAGTCATACTGCTTAGCAATGTTACGGGCATGGATAGCTGCAGCCTTGAGTGTCAGGTCTGTACGCTCATTACTTTGATCAGCAAACTTATCGCCCATGTCTAAGATCAACACGTCTGGCTTGGAGTGCTTCACTACAGACTCAACCCACTTCATGTCTTTGCCTGTGCTGTCTTTGATACGCACGTTATTCTTTACATCTTCGTAACGCTTACGGGCTAGGACAGGGTTTTCCCTTACCTCTTTCATGCTCATGTTAGAGGCAGCACATAGGTATCGACTAGCAACACGGGTATACTTCTCTTCATTACAAAGTACCACAACCTTTGCACCCTGTTGCGCCCAACCACCATCTGCAGCCACAAGGGATGCATGAAAGCTTGTCTTACCTGTGTTAGGTCTTGCACCAATAACAACAAGGTGCCCACCTGTTACACCCTCAACCTTCTTTTGCAAAGTTGGAATGTTGAATTTCCATTGTGCTTCCATGTCTGCAGCATCAAGTAGTGTTTCAAAGCTGTGATCATCCCACTCAACCCTTACGTCAGGCGTGAAGTCATCCTTGTAGCTTTCGAGTAACCTACGCAAAGGCTCAAGTGTATCAAGTGAACCATTAACACATTCAAATCCAATGTTAGCAATCTTCTCACCCAAGAACTGCTGGAACATCTTTGAGAATGTATCACTAGCAATCGCTGGGTTGATTGGATCAATGATGCTTAACTTCTTAAACATATCATCATAGATTACCTTACTTGCTGTAGTTAGTGTTTGGTTCTGTGTTAAGAATACAGCCTGTAGGTCTTGAGGCGTAAGGTCAGAGCCATACTGTTCCATAGCTCCATCAAGTGCCTGCTTTATCTTTCGTATATCTTTAGTGAATAACTCATTACGAGACAGTAAGTTCTTATGTTGATCATAAAACTCTTTATTCAGTAAAGATTTAATTAAGCCTAGTTCAATCATTGTTATTCTCTCCTACAACAATACGATATATTATTTCTAGTGCTATCACAGGCCACATAAATGCGAACTTGATAGGGCCACTATTGTCCTCCTCTGGGTCTTCTGGCTCCACCATATGGTAGAACAAGGGTAGAGCTAACACATAAATTGCGAAAGCACCACCCAAAAAATACATTCCCTCATTACTCATGCTTAAACTCCAAGTAGTATGAGCCTTGGGTACTTTTATATGCGGCCATTATGTCTAGCCATTGTTGCCTACTCATGATTACCATCTGATAGCAATCCATCTCAGGTTCAAACTGCCTCATGTATACAACACCATCATCCCCTAAGATAACCTCAACGTCCTCATGCTCATCCTTTTGATCAAGAGTAGTTATTATCTCTGCGTCAGACTCGTGCTCAACTGTGAACATCTGGCTCCTCCGCTACAAGTATATTAACGTGTGCTACATTACCTTCAACACGAGTAATGACAAACTCTAGTCCAGCTTTTGTTAGTAATAACCTTAGTTGACCTACAGGTATCATGTCTGTTCCTTTTCTTGTAACTTTATCAATCTACCCAAGTACCACTCTGACTTTAGTAAATCCTCTTGCTTGTTCTTGTAACGCCAGCGGTGCAGATACTTAGCAATGTTACCACGCAGGTAGCCTATGTACTCCTCTGTGGTTAGGAAGTCTTCAATGTAATCAATACATTCTATGCTACCCTTGCCGTAGTGCGCTGGGTTGTTTACGTTATCGGGTGTATGCTCGGCTAACACTGCTTCAGTAAACTCGTGATCTCGCATTACGCTCTCCTTAAAGTCTTCTGCATATTCTGCCGACAGTCTTCTCCATTCATTCTTTATCATTCTTCCTCCAGACAGAAGCCACACCATGTGCCTCTACTAGCATTACCACAACTGACACATTTGCGCCACTTATTCTTTTCATCACGCTCCAAGGATGCCTTACGTTCCTCTTCAGTCATGGGTCTTATCATTGTCTGTCTCCCAGTATAAGCCAGTCTTAATGAGTGACACAAATCCTACGTTAAAGATAGCAGCAAATGTCTTTGGGTCACACTCTACCTGCAACGTAGCACTACCATCCTCATGCTCTGTTATGTCAGTTATCTTGACAGGTTCATTTACATACTCACTCATCATCACTCTCCGTCAGGGCATCCCAAGATACAGGGAACAACTCAATCATCTTGCGGTCAATCTGTTGTGCTACCTCCCGTGTCTCTGCCTGTGTGTCAGACTTGCAGCGCAGGTTACACATATCAGCAAAGGCATCAAGGCTACCTGACCAGTACCACTCAGTCATTGCAGACTGTGGCAGTATCATACGGGCTTGTTCGGGTGCTACACCTTTTGCCATTAGGTAGAAGTATAGGTTTTCTAAGTCAGTGTAGGTTGTTTTGTAAGTTTGCCATTCGTTATAAGACATACCTACAACACCCTCACTACCCTGCTTCTTATCAGCACTACGCCCACGCCATTCTTTAGGTGTATAAAACTCAATATTTTCAGTCGTATATCGCCTCGACACTTCGTTCCACCTCAAAAATTTATGCTTTACAAGTTGCCGTGCGACAAAGATAGGGGCCTTAACGTGGAAGCTAACGAAGCAATGACCAAAGGGGCTGATGTGTTTGTGCTTGGCTAGATAACGGATCAGCTTTGCATCTTTCTCTTTGAGTTTGGGTGGCCCCCAAGGATCGTCTTCCATCTCGCTTGTCTTACCAAATGACACCCGTGCAGCATTGGCTACTGTTAGATCATTACCCATGTGGTCAATGTATGTTGCTTCAATCATGTGTTTTTTCCTTTTCTGATTTGATTTTCTGAACTGGTAACCCATTCAAGATTACTCAAAGAATAATTCTTTTTATCTCCATCTAAATGATCTACAGTTATTTTGTAGTTAGGTTCATCATTAGGTAGAAAGCACATAGCAATTAGCCTATGAAAAACCATATTCAGTGTTTTCTTATCTGTATATTTAGTAGGTATACATATTGTTGGGTATTCACATCTCGTAAGCTGTACTAATATACTTTTATTGTTACTATAATCATAAAGGTACGGATATACAGGGTCAGAGTATTTTATAGTATTTCTGTGAAACCCTCCAGTTTTATACAATACATAAGTATCAGAAGGTAGAGCATTTATTCTGGATATGTTACTTAACATTATAGATCTTTGCATAGTGTCTGGCTTCATATTAAATTGTATTTTAGATATATCAAAGTAATCTTCACCAGATTCAAGCCTCTCACTAGATTTAAAAAGTTCTAGTTGTTTCATTATAGCAACTCCTGCAGTTTAGTTATGTCTTCTTCTACTCTATACTTGATATCATCTCGCAAAGATAGTGCCATAGTTTTTGTACCTGTCCATTGTTCAATCTCTCTACGATACTGGATCGTCTTGTTTGCTGCATCTGGATCTAGAGCAATCACAATTCTATCATATTCTCTGATCTTTTCCAGGTGATTTGTTGTAAGCTGTGTGCCAAGTATAGCCATAGACGTTATAGCAGGAAATTCCTGCCATGCAACAACTGCTGATATAACATCTTCAACAATTAGTAAAGTATTACCCTCTCCCATAGTAAAATAATTAGCAGCCCCACTATACCTATACCATTTTGGGAAGCTTTTCTTTCCTACAGCCCTACCTATAGCATCAATTATGCGGCCTTTATGTAGGATAGGAAACACGACCCTTTCATCTTTTACATCGTAGAGTAGGTTATCAATAGCTAAACTATACCTACGAATAAAGCGCGCATATTTGTTATGCACAGATGTAGGTTTTACAACATACACAGGTATCTCCATAGTGTCAGCTTCTTGCTGTCTAGTCTGCTTTACAGTTTTACTCATTAGGTTCATTATATCCTCTGCTGTTCTACCAACATCGTGTATTCCTGAGATATGACAGTCCATCTTATAGCAATTCCATTTAAGAGAGCCTGCTGATAGGGTTGCAGTATAGGTATTTTTACCTCCACAGGCAGGGCAGTTACCTCTGTAGTCACCTTGGGCAGTCAAATCTTCTGCATACTCCCTCTGCTTCTGCCAATTAATCTTCATCATGTAGACCTCGCGGAGCTAGGGCGTTAGAGGCTCCCGTGAATGTATTAACTAGGTAGGGCTTTAAACTACTAGGGTTCTGATGCCCAGAGAATTGCATTATACCTACAAGATCCACCCCTGCTTCTACTGCCTCAGTTATAGCTGTACGCCGTAAGTCCTGAGCATTTAAGTTTTTAGGTAGGTTAGCTTCTTCCAGTACCATGTTGATAGCAGGGGATATTTCTTGCTCCTGATAGGCTCTGATCAAGCCCTTCTTAATATTATATTTGGGTGCAACAATATCTTGGAACCCAAACATCTCTTTCTGCTGCCTCAGCATATTGCATAGGTTATTGCTGATAGGGAGGTGAACCTCTGCATTACGTTTTGATTGTGTCAGGTCAGTTCTGCATTGGTTAAGATCAACATACTTCCAAGTAAGCATACGCATGTCTCCCACACGCTGTCCCCACTCATAGGACATATGTACAAGCAGTCCTATGCCATGCCATTTCTCTTGACTATAAGCTGTGGTCAAGAATTGTTTAACCTGATCGCGCGTCCACATATTACGTCTAGGCTTTGTTTGTAGCGTCTTGATCAAACTTACAGGATTATGCAAAACCTTATCCCGTGACATGGCGTAGCGCCAAGAAACTGATAGAGCCTGCTTCATGTAGTTAGCAGAACGAATGCCATGAGCATCAAGCCACTTCTCATAGGCCATGTTTAACATTCCAGAAGTTATGTCTCCAACTACTGTGTTACCTAACGTCTTGTGGCCTACCTTAGATGTTACAACTCTATTAAGATGTCGCTCATATTGGCTTTGAGAGCTTCTGCTTAATCTTTTGAAGGGGTTGCTATCTAGGTATTCATCTATCAGTTTCTTGAGTTTCATCTTTATACCCTCTCTCAGGTTCGTGTATTAATAAGCTATGTAGATATATATCATGTATAGAAAAGGCCACATGATAAATACTGACCAGCTATAGTCTAAAACTTTGGATACCATGCATCACCTCTGTCTATATGTTCTTTTACATCTTTTATTAGTATCTCTTTGAAGCGAATGCTTGGCATATCACCCATGCCGCACCAGTACGCATCATCAATCTCTCTCTGTAGTTCATGATAGTAACCTGTCGCCACCACCAAGTTTTTTGTGTTATAGCTCATGATGTATAGCTTCCCAGAATAGTACCTTTGACACTCTTAAAGGTTATACGATGGACCTTTTTATCTTTAAGTACCTTGGCTCGTAAGCGCTGGGCATCGTAGGCTGTGAAAACTGTAGTTACAAACTCCTCATGTTGATTGGGGTGCGAGTGCTTATACGCTTTAAATGCTTGATTGGCTATCATGACGCTACCTCTTCAATCAATACGTAGCGTGTATACTGTTGACCAGTAACAGGGTGCTTACCCTTCACGCCATCAATACGATAGCCATCCTTGCGTAGCTCAGAGATACGCTTAGTGAAAGACTGAATGCTATAGTCCAGCATAGCTTCGCGTAATGTTAGACCCTTGGTTGCACGAAGGTGAGCAAGGATTTTAGTGTTTTGTGAGTTAGTCATGTCTTTTTCTCCTGTTATAGACATTTGTAGAGTATTAATTCTTATTAGCTGCGTCAATGTTACCATTTTATCACGTTACATTTTTGCAACATCAGCACCTGTTCTTTCTGTGTGTGCCATACAGTCTTGTCTTGCCCCAGCATTCATCCAAGGGGCGGATAACTCCATTTGGTAAAGCCATTCCTGGATAGCGGTAGTGGGGGTTAGCCTCAAGAAACTCTCGCATCTCTTGAAGTTCTAGCTTACGTTTAGCTGCCCTCAGATCAGAGGCACAGGCTGCGGCTGCATTGATCTGTCTGTTGTGTTTCTCCAGACAGTAGCTTGTGATCTCATTAGCGTTGGACTGTGCTGCCATCTCTATCAGAAGCTCTAGCATCACATCTCTGCCACGCCTAGTACGCCAGTGTTCTCCCACTCAGCGAACAACCCCTGCTTTTCTAGGATTGCATTGATCTTGTGGTTGACACCAAAGTCATCCAAGACAGTGCCGCCAAACTCACAGTAGTAGTCAGCCCAAACCTCTGGATAGTTGTCCTCTCCTGAGATACGGAAGCCATCGTCATCCTCATAGACTGTGACGCCTAGCTTCTTGAGTTGGTTGTATGCGGTACGATAGTTCTTCTTCATTATGTTACCTCTATTTCTGTTTTGATACCTTCCATGCGGCTGTAAATAGCAGCCAATCTGTCTGCCTCTCTCATGTTTGTCACGGTGTGATAGCACAGGGATTTGTGCGTTATCTTGCTGGTCAATATGATGCGTATCATGATGCAAGTAACTCCTTTACTTTGACCAGCACCTTCGCACGATCATAGTAGTACCGCATCAGGTCAACGTCATCATATTCAACCTCGAACCATGGGGTACGCTCCATGTCGCTCTCTATCATATCTTTGAGCATCAACAGTTCACTCGTGTCTAGTTCTAGTTTATCCATTTGTTTTCTCTCCCTCTCTGGCCTCAACGTATGCCTTGTATAGAATATTACATAAGTTATCCCGCATACCTTCAGGGACTTCAACGTACTCCTCTACGATAGCCAATATTTTATCCTTTGTAGCCTTGTCAAGTTTCTTAGTCATTACGCCATCTCCTCAAGTATCTCATCTAAAGTTGTCTCAGTCTCTAGTGTATGCTTGTTGCACATCTCATCAAACACAGAAGCGGGACACTCATTAAACAAGTGTTCATAGATGTCTTCATCTTCTACATGGTCAGGCACTTCATATTCTGGATACCAAGTGTCTGTGCGTGTAAGCTTTAGTCGTATTGTTCTAGCCATTATGCCATCTCCTCTACTGGTTGGCTGTTAAACTCATACACTGCCTTGGCAAAGCCACGGGGTGTGGCAGAGCGTATATCTTTAGTGCGCTGTGACTTACCGCCCAGCTTCAAGTGTTGTGTGCTGTACCCCTTAGCTACTGGCACAGGGTCAGTCCATGGCATCACAAAGCCGTTGCCTGTCCACAAGCATGTCTTTTTAGGGTAGGCATCCTTGGCTGCGATATACTCAGGCCAGCGTGGATGCTCTGCCTGATCATCATGTATGTAACCCCCATATTCATAAGGGTGAAAGCTATGGTCAGGCTTGCGCCACTTGGTAGCCAAGACACTGACAGGGTTCTCCACAAAGTAAGGACAGCCTATGTCTTCAAACAGTTCAGCACAATCTACAGCATAGCTGACTGCCTTAGTCTGAAACTCAGGGTCACGCTCTGCCTTGCGCTTGAAGTGTGCCGCACCTGATACAGCCATGTCAGTACAGACAGGGAAGGCCATTCCAAATGTTACACCCGCATGACGCCACCTCTGAAACAGATCAAGCTGTGTGTCAGGGTCATGCAGGTCAGCATGTAGGTAGGTGATAGAACCTTTGCTACCTACAAATGTGTCTGTGTTTACGTTCTCTTTTGAGTGCTGGATGTCATAGGCGTAGCAGTCATAGCCTGCCTCTGCCCATGGTTTAAGTGCCTCACCTGTGAAGTCATACAGTGATATTACGATACCTTTAGTCATGATCTTATCCTCTCTCTCTTTGCAATGCTGTCGCCTGTTCCTCAGTAACGTCAAGCAGAATATTCTTAACCTCTCCCACAGTCAGGCCGAAATGTCTAGCCACTTGTGCGATTGTCATGTTGGTTGTGTCAAAGATGTTACACACATCCATAGGGTGCGGTTCATGTGTCATTAGTTTACCCTCTTTGTTAGATAGATTATGAGCTTGTCCACGTTGTCAAACTCTTCATGGAATGTCAGCGCCCCCTCTGCGTCATAGCAGTTGTATGATATCAAGGCTGACGCTGGGTGAAAGGCCCGTAATTCAAGGTTGATATAGTCTACATATATCCTGCAAACATTGCCATGCCGTTCCTCTTTGCGTAGTGACGGGCATAAATCATCCATCCAAGAGCTATTCTTCCAGCCATGCGGTGATAATGCGTGAAAGAGTTTGTTGAATGTGTCATAATTGTCATAGTTTTCGTGCGATACGTCTGCCCATGCAATGATCATGTTACACCTCCCAGCCTGTCGTTTTTGCCATAAGCTTTGGCGAGTTGTGATCATGTACGTTCACGAATACGTATCCTCTATCTGTGCTACCCATGCGCCACGCACCAAGCCATCCCAGCCTGTCAAGTAACTGTTGAGCCGCATAGGCGTGGTTGCCCTCTACATCAAGGCTATCATCCCATTCCACAGTGTAGGTTGAACCCCTGTGACCGCTGGATGTCATAGCTTTGACCCGTGGTGCTTTGGTGGCTGTGGGGCCAAGGTATTTTGTCATAATAGTTTGCATTTCATTCATCCTTTTGATTTGGCTATGTATTTTTTAAGCCTTTGAAGTTTTGTTGTGTTCTTTGTGCTAGGGTATACGCCATATACCTTTATAACCTTTCGCCGGTCCCTTTCTCTGGGCGCAGTATCAACATGCGTTTCTCCCTTTGGTCCCAGCATAAGAACATGACCTTCGACCCAAACAACATAAACAATGCACCCGCTAGTTTTAAAATGCTTTGCCACTTTGTTGCGTATGCTTCCGACAGTGTCATTACTTGCAAGATTTATGGCGCTGGCTACACTCCTAAAAGACCACATATGCCTGATGGCACGTTGAAGATCACTCCAAGTATGTATGTAACGTGTTGCACCACTTACCCCAAGGGCTGACGCTATCGCCAATCCGCATACGTTTTTGTTCGGATTTGAGCTGTTGTTGCTTTCTTCTTTCAGCTTTTTCCTGTCCAATAATGTCATATTTAATCCCTCTCTCTGCTTTGAATATTCTGTTGTGCCTTGCCAAAACTGAAGGCGATTTGTGTTGCTTTCTCA